GGCAGGGGGGCTTATTATTACCCCCCCTGCCCGGGACGGGACATTTGCATCTATAAATAGAAGCGCCCTCGCTCAACCAGATCAGGCGCTGCAATGGCTAGATATGTCGTATGTTGGATGTTCACCATCAACAATCCCGAAGCTCTTCCAGAGATGAGGGAAGAATACAAATACCTGGTTTACCAGGTGGAGCGAGGCGAAAGCGGTACACGACATGTGCAGGGCTATGTTGAAATGAAGAGACGAAGTTCTCTGAAACAAATGAGGGCTTTAATTCCTGGTGCCCATCTCGAAAAGAGAAGGGGCACACAGGAAGAAGCTAGAGCTTATTGTATGAAGGCAGATACGAGAGTCGAAGGTCCCTTCGAGTTTGGTCTTTTCAAAGTATCATGTAATGATAATTTGTTTGATGTCATACAGGATATGAGAGAAACGCACAAACGGCCGATTGAGTATTTATACGACTGTCCTAATACCTTCGATAGAAGTAAGGATACATTATACAGGGTACAAGCGGAAATGAATAAAATGCAAGCTATGATGTCGTGGTCGGAAACCTATGGTTGCTGGACGAAGGAAGTGGAGGAACTAATGGCGGAGCCATGTCACCGACGGATTATTTGGGTCTATGGCCCAAATGGTGGTGAAGGTAAAACAACCTATGCGAAGCATCTAATCAAGACCAGAAATGCATTTTATACACCTGGCGGAAAGACACTGGATATATGTAGGCTGTATAATTATGAGGGAATTGTAATATTTGATATTCCCAGATGCAAAGAGGATTACTTGAATTACGGAATTCTTGAGGAATTCAAGAATGGCATCATTCAGAGCGGGAAATATGAACCAGTTTTAAAAATTGTAGAGTATGTGGAGGTCATTGTCATGGCTAACTTCCTGCCGAAGGAAGGAATATTCTCGGAAGACCGAATAAAGCTTGTAACTTGTTGAACACGCTATGCAATAAAGGGGAAAAATGCAATTATGACCTGTCACGTTTACACTTTTCGTAAAGATGTAGGGCCGAAGGCCCTAATGACGCGTGTCATATTCTCTATAGTGGTGGGTCATATGTCCCGAGTTAGTGCGCCACGTG